GGCGGGGTTCTGGTTTTCTGTACGTGATGATTTCGGTGATTCCGAGGTCGTCGATGGAGGCCATTGTTGAGAGTGAGGTGTGTTTCAATCTTGTGTTTTTGGTAAATGAGTGACATGAGGTATTCCAACTGGATTACCCAACCGAGCCTGTCAGTTGGGGGGCTAGGAGCTTGTCTCTGTTGGAACTTGGCGCGCCTTGCATGGGCAAGGGCCTGGAGGGGGTTTAGTAAGGAGCCTAGAACTTAATCGGCGCGGGCGAGGACTTCGGAGAGTGGTCTCGCGAGCTAACTTTGGTTAGGGTGAGGCTGGCTGGTTACAGCTCCATCTAGGATTGAGCATTTGTGTTGGTGTTTTCGTTAGTTGTGAATTGCGGCAAGAGCGTCGAGCGGACCAGTCCGTCGGTTCTTGCGTGGTCGTGATTTGGGGAGTAGCTGTAGCATGTCTGCGAAGGATGGGGGGGTATTGTGCAGAAGGTAGTCGTAAAGGGATCGTGAGTAGTGGCTGAGTGTGCCGTAGTAGTGTCGTAAGAGGACGGAAGTGAAGGCTAGCTCCTCGGGGGTGATGTGGCTCTCTATCTTTTCCGCTGTGGCGCTTAGCATCAATTCGCGCGCGTAGCTTTCGGCCCAGTTGTCTGGGTGGTAGCGGGCTTCGGTGAAGCGGGTGCGGTAGTAGAGAAGCGAAGGCGACTTGATGATGCCACCAGTCGTGAGAATCCAGCCGCAAAAGATGGGTCTACGGCTTGCACTAAAGGTCTCCGTGAGAAGGTAGTTAAGGGAGAGCTGTGGCCAAAAGGGCTGGGTGCGAGGCACCATGTTAATGACTTTGTCATCTCCGCCGTAGAGCTGGAAAACGCCGCGTGGGATGTCGTACTTGAGGTGGGTGTACGCGATGTTGGCGCAGGTGTTGAAGATGTAGGTCCACACTTCGCCTGTGAACCGCATGATGGCGAGATTTCCGAAGGCGCAACGGAGGTGCGTCTTGAGGTACCGGTACCTGTCGATAACGTCCTTTGGGAAGTTGCAGTCTTGCATGAGGAGTTCTTCAAACTGCTCAAAGCTAGCGTCTTCAGAAACATCGAAAGCTGAGAAGTCGCCCTCGAGGCTTTCGACGTCATCGAACTTTTCCCGGACGATGCGGTCGAGGTCATGCTCGTTTGCCAGCATGTGGATGTGGATGTTTGGGGGGAGGGAGGCAATGACTTGCTTGGTGAGGTAGCGGGCGTAGGCGCCGAACTCGTGAATGATCTGGCTTTTGAAAGAAACGATGAGAGCTCCTTTGCAGGCGCTTTCTCCTGGCTTCTTTTTCTTTGCCTGATCTTTCTGGAAGAGTTCGACGTGCTCTTCTGGCCAGTCGGGGTCGGTGCGGGACTCATTCCTGATGAGGCTGGCGCGGGGTTTGGAGAGGAAGACTCGGTTATTCTCTTCCACACATTGCTCAAGCAGGTTGTCGTCGAGAGTCTTAAAGGACCAAAGCGGGAGAGCGCGTTTGAACGCACCGTAGAGATCGTGGCCGCTAAGGCGCTTGAGAGCGATTTGCTGGACGTTGTTGCTGATGGAGCTGCGCTTGAGGCGGGTAGCGTAGGTCCACTTGAGC